CATTGTAGGTTGTGGAGTTATTATTAACGGTCAACCAAAGCTAATGCCTATGGTATTAAAAGAGAATGGGCGTTGGAATGGTCATGTTTCTTAGGACAATTATGCAACGGTCAGAAGTAGAAATTATCTGTAATCACATGCTAGGCAGAGTGATTGTATCTTGTGAAGCATTACATGGCGATAGCACTATAGTCATCACATTAGATGACGATAGCATGATAGAAATAAGTGGTGAAGAACTAGCTATCTATGGTGAATTAACACCAATGGATGACTAGACGCAGATAATCACACCATTACTACCAACCTGACAGACGGTTACAGACCCATCAGGTGCAAGAATAGTAGTAGTTTGAGCCATAACCTGTTCTGTTCCCCAAATAGCTAGTGCAGCTAATACCACAATAAATATCCAATATATTTTACTCATCATCAAACCTTTGTAATTGAGCTTCTAGCTCTGGTGGAATTTCAACTTCATCATCTTTAGTAGCATCTAATAACTTGTTCTTATACCAATCAGACTTTTCTAAATCTTGTTGTGGATTATCTTTAAATGGATAACGTAAGTCATACTTGAGCTTACATCCTTTTAGATACCCAATATACTCTTCTTTAGTCAAACGACTTTTAATCACATCTATTGCCTCTATACCGCCCACTAAGTAATGCGGTGGTCTATTCACTAAATCAACCATTCTTATCCCCTTATAAAAAATAAATCAATTAACTGATAACAACCATAAAAAAACCAACCCATACCACCAACAATCAACAGCCATACTACTACTTCTAATATCTTTTCTGCTCTTGCCATTTACCATACTCCCTTCCTACAGTTACAGACACATATTTTCTATTTTTAAATCGTTTATCCAATGTGTTATTGTAAGTCCACTTTGGCAAAGTAAAGTATCCTTGGCTTTCTAAATACTTTAATCTAGTTCTACAAACAACGCATTGTTGCACAATACTTTTAATGCTGCAACCAGGATTTGCTTCTATATAACTTATAATAAACTTTGCTTGTCGTTGGTCATCTAGTTTAGTGTACATCTTTTACTCCATGCAATTGTTCTATAAGTCTAGCAAATCTAAATATCTTGTCAATTGTTATTACCTGACTACCGTATCCAAATGCTTCTTTATATACCTTTATAATTTCTTCTTGAGTAAGTGGTTTAGAGTCCACCATGTGCCTCCGTTAGTTTCTTACTATCGTACTTAGATAATCCTTTATACTCCTCTACAGGTTCACCAGGAACTAATGGTGTTATCTTAATATGATGCGTTGTATTCTTTAGGTCGTTTAAATATGAGAGCTGGTTAGGATGAAATGACCATAAATAAGACTTCTTTAAATCACCAGACCTAACATCAAACTCTTCATAAAGCCATGCTACAGGTTCTTTTTTAGCCATTAGTAAAACACCATCCTTCCAATTGTAACATTAGGTTTTTTGTTCCAGATATATTTCATATCTATACTATCGTCATGGAAGTATAAACTATTCCCTACAGGGTTTGCATGCTTTTTAAATAGTAATGTATCTATTACAAGCAGCTTAGTCTTTAATAGTGTTTCTTGGTCTATGTTCTTTTCATTAGCTTTCATCATATTTTCTATGCCAACGAATTGCCCACGAGAATATATGACCTCGCACGGTGTGCGACCAAACTTACCAGACCTAACTCTATTCATAATGACATTAATAACCCCTAGCTTTTCTTCTAGTGATTGCATGTTGACTTCTACATAAACTGCTGTCGCTATGCAATGTACATCATGTTCTGAAATATGTATATCCATGATACCTTTCTAATGATTATCCGGTGTCTACCAAACCCACATAAGCGTATAATTCCATTATATTGTGCAATTAAGCATAATATATTATTAAAGGAAAATACCATGTGGACAACTCCAGCAGCTCAAGAAATGCGATTCGGCTTTGAAGTAACTATGTACGTAATGAACAAATAGTTATAAGCGGTATGGGGATGCTCCTAAAAAGGAACATCCTCTTCTGCACCTTCAACAGCAGGTTTAAGTCTTTCATCCGTTGCAACCATTGCTACAGCACCAGCAATAAATTTACCATTAGGACCTTCTTTAACCCAACCTGATAAAGTAAATTCAATACCATCTACATTTAACTTTCCTCTGTAATCTGGTCGTTTAGGATTATCCCCTTTGTCATTCTTGTTTAACGTAAACGTGTTTGTTTTGTCATACTCAGCCATATACTACTCCTTAAGTTTTAAAATTGTTTGGTCTACTTCGTCTAGGAACTTCAATACTTCTGTTTCTAATTCTCCTATGTAAGTATCATCCCTGTCAACCCTTGCTACAAATAACTGTAGTTCTTCAGGGAAGTTAGGATTATAACTTACAAAGTCTACCCACTTAGCACCGGTGCAAGCTAACTGCCATTGCATCTGTGGAATGTATTTACTAGGAACTGACTTACTCATAAGCGTATTAGTATGGGTTGTTTCTATAGGGCATTTAATCTCTATCAACCCTGCATACTTACCATCTTCTTCTGCATTTACAGCTCCGTCTGGACTAGCACCACTCATAGCAATAGTTGGATGGTCAAAGAAACCTACTTCTGTTACAGATACCCCTCTAGTTCTTTCATAAAGCTCCCTAGCAGCACTTTCTCTTTCAATACCATCTAGCATAGCTTGATTAACAAAACTATCGCCTTTCTTGCCTGTAATACGTTCTGATACTAATTGGACAAGGTAGTTTTGACGAGATGTAGATACACCTGTTTTAGTCTTGGCAATAACATCCGATATTCTGGATGCTGTCACCTTGCCTAATCTTTGCTGAAACCACTCTTCTGTGCGTTGTTCAATCATAGGAAGTCTTCTTTAGATACTAACTTTACTGGATTATTTTGTTGATGAATGGCATTAACCACTTCGTTAGCTGAAGCAAACTCTGTGCCACCTAATCCCAAAGCCGCTAAACATCTTCCAATTGCTGAAGTCTCACAGTTTTCTACATAAGATGTTCCATTGATTTGTGATGCTTTACGGAACTCCTGTGCATGACCTGTAGCAAATGTTTGTACTTGACCACCTTCTAAGTGAACACCTGCATAAGCCTTTACAATACATTGTTCATCATCAATTTTAACTATTTCAGTAGTAAGAAAGTAAGTAGGGAACTGTTCTCTAAATTCCTGAACTCTTAATGCTACTGTTTTATAGTTCTTGCCTTTAATATTAACTACACCTTGTTTAGTCATCTGTCTCTCCTGTTGTTGTAATTGTTGCTGGTGTTGTTCCATCATCACCTGGTCGTAATGTTGTTGTTGTGACATTTTCTCTCTCCCATTTATCGTTATCTAATTTAAGTTCGTCATTCAATCGTTTAAGAATATCTGCTATATGTTCTAAACCATTCGCCATATTATATACCCCCAAAATACAAAAAGGAATAGCCATAAGTATTTATTCATATCGCACCTGCCAGCTTACCCATAATCTGTAAACAAAGCCATACATAAGCCCAAAATGCTACTGCTATTACCATCATTGTCTTTATACTCATGTCTCTCTCCTAAAGTTGACAAACGAACTTTAAACTCATAAAAAACACCTGTCAAGTATTTTCTAACAAATAATTAGTTTACAACTAGAATTAGTTATGTTAATGTCTTTTGGCATTATTAACTTTATGGAGAGTAACATGACACAAACTGAATTATTAGAAAAATTATTAGTAGCACAAACATCATTATGTAAAATACAAAACATTATAGATGCATCAGATACCCATTTAACAAGTGGTGGTTTAGAATTAGATGAAGAAGAATTAACCATAATTTATGAACATATCTGTCAAGGTTTAGGAGACATGAATGTACAAGATTAAAAACTGGGAAAAGTTTAATCTATACAATCCTAAGAACCCACGTTATCAAAAAAAGATGACGTGGTTTAAGTTTTATGGTACGGATTACATAAATAACATAGATATACATAAGCTATCTTTTGAACAAAAAGCTGTTTTAGTAGAGTTATGGTGTCTTGGTTCTGAAAGTGATGGTGTGTTACCAGACTTGTTTGAAATAGCTTTTAGACTTCATTATCCTATTGATTTTGTTGATAAAATAACAAAAGAACTATTTGCTAGAGGATTACTAGTCGAAAACTATGAGCCTGTTAGGATAGAGAAGAGAAGAGAAGAGAAGATAAGAGAAGATATATATGTCGTTAAAACGACCAATAGGTTTGAAGAGTTTTGGGAAAGCTATCCTAATGTTCGTAAGGTCAATAAGAAAACATGTATGGAAAGGTGGGCTAATAAAAACATTGACGCTATAGCAGATGAAGTGATAGGGTATGTAAACAAAATGAAAGATACTCAATCATGGAAAGATGGCTTCTCACCAGCTCCACTTACTTTGCTTAACCAGGAGAGATGGAATGATGGTGAAGCTCCACAAGAACGTAAAGTTTGGGAAGGTGGCATTTAGTGAATATAGGTGAAGTAATAGATAAGCTAACAGTTAGCCAATCAACAGTTCAAGAATTTTATAACGAGGGGTATGGTCATGCAGAGTTTAAGGTTAAAGGTACGGATATATTTGCTGATGACTTGGTCAAGTATTTTGGTGAGGAAATTCATAGTGGAAAATCGCTTGGCTGGGTTAAGACGGAAGATAAGTTCAGGGTTAGGGCTTCGGAACTAACAATTCTCACCGGTGTATCAGGTCATGGTAAGTCAATGTGGTTATCACAAGTCATATTGTCTATGATGAAACAGAATACTAAATGCTTAATAGCTTCTTTAGAAATGAGACCTGTTTTAACATTAGCTAGAATGGTTACCCAGGCATTAGGTTCACCAGAACCAACAGATGAATATATACATAAGTTTTGTGAACGTGCTAAAGATAAGTTATATATATACGACCAAACAGGTGTAACTACTTCACAAGATATGGTTGCTACGTTATACTATGGAAAACATATTCTAGGTGTAGAAGTATTTGTGATAGATAGTTTAATGAAGCTAAATGATATTTCTGAAGAGTCACTAGATGCACAAAAAAGGTTTGTTAATACTTTGGCAGTAGTATGTCGTGATTTACAGATACACATATTTTTAGTAGCACATACTCGTAAGATGAAAGATGAAACTGATATACCTGATGCAACAGATTTGATGGGTTCAAGTCATCTGAGAAATTTATGTGACTCACTAATCCTATGCTGGCGTAACCGCAGTAAAGAAAAATTAATAGAGGCAGGAAATACACCTGAAGCTGAGTTAAAGATTATTCCAGATGCAAAGGTTTTTGTTCAGAAGCAGCGTAATGCACAATGGGAAGGTTCATTTAACTTTTGGTTTGACCAAAAAGGTTTACGATATAACGAGAGTCCTCCAAGATGACCATAAATGAATTTATTAAGCAATGCAAAAAGCTATTTGGTTCAGACATAGAATACAAAGCAACTTCTAAAGACGGACAAGTATTTAAAACGAAAGGATGGAGAGATGATAAAGTGGGCATTAACCAAAGACAACTTACCTCAGCTTATAGAGAAGCTAAAAAATCTTGACTTTACTAAACGCTGGCGTGTAACAGTAACAGACGCTAAACTTAACCGTAGCCTAGAACAAAACGAAAGACTATGGGAATTGTATACAAGCATAGGTCAGCATCTTGGTATTGAGAAAGACAAAATACATGAACTTATGGGATATAAGTTTTTACGATACCAAACAGAAATTGCAGGCATGCCTGTAGAACTTATAAAATCAAGTACTAAATTAACCACAAGTGAGATGACAGAATACCAGCAACAGATAGAGGTATGGGGTCAGACTATGGGTTGGGGTTGGGATTACTAATGAAGATATTAATTGCTTGCGAGTTTAGTGGAACTGTTAGAGAAGCATTTACTAAACTAGGGCATGATGTAACTTCATGTGATTTAGAACCTACAAGTTTGCCTGGTAAACATTATCAAGGTTCTGTATTAGATATTTTAAATGACGGATGGGATATGATGGTTGCACATCCTCCTTGCACATATTTGACTGTAACAGGAAACAAATGGTTTAAAGATGAATACAAAGATAGGTTTCCAAATAGACAACAAGATAGAAAAGATGCAATAGAATTTTTTATGGCATTAGTCAATGCAAATATTCCTAAAATAGTTATTGAAAATCCAATAGGTATTATGTCTACTATTTATCAAAAGCCTAGTCAAATTATTCAGCCTTGGCAATTTGGACATGAAGCATCTAAATCTACTTGTTTATGGATTAAAGGATTACCATTATTAAAACCAACAGACATAGTAAGCAAAGGTGAGTTTGTAACATTTAAAAGTGGTAAACGAATGACTAAGTGGTATGCAGACGCAGCTAAATATAGCCCTAAAGAACGTGCTAAAATACGTAACACTACTTTCCAGGGAATAGCAGATGCTATGGCAGACCAATGGGGTAAAAATGAATTATCGTAACCCTAAACTACTTAAACTAGCAGATGGCGCACCATGTATGATGTGTTCTATGCAAGACGGAACTGTAGTATCTGCACACTCTAATCAACTACGTGATGGTAAAGGAACAGGTATCAAGGGACACGATTATCGTATAGCTTTCTTATGCCACCAATGCCACCATATGATAGATAATGATAAGATGTTAGATAAACATGATAGAATAGCAGCATGGGAAGAAGCACACCGTAAAACTATAGGCTGGTTATTTACTAACGGACATTTGGAGGTAAAGTAATGGGTAAAGGTTCTGGAAGAAGACCATTGTTAATTTCTGAACAAGAAGCACAAGATAACTGGGACAAGATATTCAGAAAGAAAAAGAATAGTGATGACGTATCACCACACGCTTATGAATACGAACTTAATAAGTCTACCGGTGATATAGAAAAAAGATTTAAAGATGGTATAAGTAAACCTAATAGTGAGCAATTTGATGAACAATAAAGATTGGACAGGAAATAGTGTTGCATATTCTAAAACATTGGGAGCTAGTAGTCATGCTAACCATGAAAGAGAAGTAAACGATTATTATGCTACAGAGCCTAAAGCAGTTAGATTATTTCTTGAGATAGAAAAATTTGAAGGCAAGATTTGGGAATGTGCTTGTGGTCAAGGTAGTTTATCAAATGAAATGAAAGCACTTGGGTATGACGTTTATAGTTCAGATTTAGTTGATAGGGGTTATGGAGAAGTAAAGGATTTTCTTTCTGCTACAAATAATCAACAAATAGATATGAATATTATTACTAACCCACCATATAAATATGCTAATGATTTTATTGTTAGGTCTTTATCTATTATGCAAACAGGTAAAAAATTAGCATTGTTTTTACCAATAAGATATTTAGAAGGCAAGGCTCGTAAAAAGATATTTAAAGCAAATCCACCTAAAATTATTTACGTAAGTAGCAGTAGGTTAATATGTGCAATTAATGGTGAGTTTCATAAACAAAAAGGTTCAGCAGTTTCTTATGCTTGGTTTGTATGGGAAAAAGGTTATCAAGGTTCAACAACTATAGATTGGTTTAATTAATGGCAACTAGCCCAACGCAGTTAAGTCTAAAGAAATTAAGAGAAGAAGGATACACAGTAGCAGTAGTAGAACATTGGAATAGTTTTGCAAGAATAAGACAGGACTTGTTTGGCTTTATAGACTTACTAGCTTTAAAGGGTAAAGAAGTATTAGCGGTGCAAACAACCACAGCAGGTAATATGTCAGCTAGAGTAAAGAAAATAGGTGACCATGAAAACGTAGGACATGTTCGTGAAGCTGGTTGGACTATTCATGTGCATGGTTGGCATCAAGACGATAAAAAGAAGTGGCATTGTAAAATTAAGGATGTATCGTGAATACCAAAGATAAAATACTAGCTTACCTTACAGAGCCTAAAGCTATAAAAGATATAGCAGCACATGTAGATGGCAATTACAATACTATTAAAAATTTGCTTGTCACCATGAAGATGGAAGGGCATATACACGCATTCAAAGATAAAGATAATAGACTTATGCACTATTACATTCCACAGCCACATCCATTACAAGGTATATTTGGACACACAGCAAACTTCACAGAAGACCAAATAAAAGGTGTTATCAGTCACAACGCAGATGATGCTAAACATAACCTTCAGCAAAGAACTACACAAGAAACATTTGGGCAAAGCGTAGCTTATACGCTAACACAATATGATTAGTATGGAACGTCTACTGTCTATCCTAGAGGACTGGGCTTTATGGATGAAGTCGGATAATCACAAGTTAGGCTATCCATCTAAAAGCATAGGTATGTCATCTGGTGGCGAGTCAACTTCAGAAGCGTTTGAAGAGATGTGTTCTGCCCAGGACATGAGTAATATTAGAACCATACACGCTATTGTGCATAGCTTAGAACAAGGACAACAAGACGCTATCTATGCTAAATACTTAGGTGCCAAACCACCATTAGCTTTTTACTGGCAATTAGACATGGCATACGATAATTTACTGACAATAGCAGAAAGACGAATAAACGCATAATGTTGTTGAACAGATATAGCAAAGTATGCTATAATACTACTTGTTGGACAACTCCTGTCCGTTAATAACGTAA